GGTCCATGTCCTGACGTTTTCTGAAATCTCATTGAGCCTTTCAATATCTGATTCCACAGAAGCCGACTCTTTAGACGCATGCTGTACTGCTTCGTTAAGCTCCTTCGCTTTTTCACGAGAGGTTGTGAGCTGTTGCTGTCTAAGATCTTCACCAATATCTTGGGAACATGTTGGACACGAGTCATTGTCCTCATAGAACTTTGCGTCCTTAACGACTGTCCGAATCTGCTGTTGGAATTGCGCCGTGTACTGGAGGAGGGCTTGCTTTTTATCGTGGGACTTTTTAATTGCTTCTTGCAGGCCTTGACTACTCTTTTCGATCTCATCTGAAAAAGAGGCATTTTTCCCCTGAAGCTCTTCGATCGTAGAATAGAACTCTGCGATAGCGTTTTGTTTTTCCTTGATTTGACCTGTATTGATTTCATTGATCTCACGGATATATTTCCTCTGTAGATTGACCTTCTCATTTAGGAGGTCAAGTTGGTAGGTCATATCCTTTAGGTTTTCTTTGAGACGCATATTACGCTCTTTGAGCAATACGTTCATCTTAGAGAATACGCCAATATCTAGCAGATCCTCAATAACCTCACGGCGGTGACCAGCAGGTAGTTGCATAAACGGAATAAACGAAGATGAGCCAAGTACCACAATCTGGTGAAATGACTTATGGTTTAGCTTAAGAATATTTTGCTCAAGGAACTTCTGATAATCACGAGCATTCGACTCTTGATTGACCATCTTATCATTCTGATAGATCTCAAACTTACCTGGTTTGATTCCACGTACAATTTTAAACTTGGCACTACCAATACTGAATTCAACTTCGACTAGACAATTCTTATTGTTAATCGTATTGATTAGTTGTGGCTTTTTGATATCACGGTGTGGCTTACCAAATAGCGCAAATGATAGTGCATCAAGAAGAGTACTCTTACCTGCACCATTGTGACCCACAATAAGTGTCGACGGAGACCGATTAAGCTCGACCTCCGTTACCTTGTCACCGGTAGATAAGAAGTTCTTCCATCGAACCTTTTCAAATACAATCATGCTATTTCCATATTTTGAGCTTCTACGTATAAACCACGCATCAAGCCTTTGATTTTATCTTTATCAAGATCTGTCTCAACAGCATTCACATATGAGTCAAGAAGCTCGGTAGTATCCTCAACAGAGATGCCTTCGTCTTCTACGTTAACGCCAACAAACTCATCAAACGTTTCTGCGATCTTAAGATCATGGACACCAAGCTGCTGAATTCTGTCAATGTATCGGTCAAACGAGAAAGGATCTTCTTTCTTAATGACCACAACCTTGATAAACTTATCCTTCAGGTGCGAGATGTCAAGTGTATTATAATCTGTTTTTGAGTCGTTGTACACAACTTTTTCAAACATAATGAGAGGATTTCGAATCGGAGTAAGTTCACGTGTCTCGGTATCAAAGATGTGGAAGTACTTTGGATCGTTGGCATCTGCCCACGTAAACTCCATTTGAGAGCCTAGATAGTGAATATTGCCTTGATTTGACTTTGTGTGGAAGTGACCAGACCAAACCTGATCGAACCGGTCAAAGATGGATGCTTCCATACCATGAGTATTCTTAACACCTTTCATCATATCAAAACCAACTAGTTCAAGGTGAGCACCCATGATAGTGGCTTTACAGTTCTTAATGAAGTCAATTGACTTGTGGTAATTTTCATTATTAATCCACGGTACAACAGCGATCTTACATCCGTCATAGTCAAGGACGGTAGGATCCATGATGATGTTTACTTCGTTCATATAGTGACCCATAAGTTCACGTAGAGAACAAAGATCGTTTGTATTCTTATAGTACACATCATGGTTACCTGGAATAATATCCATAGTAATACCATCTTTACGAAGCCGATCGAGGAATACCTCACGGTTATCGTTGAGTGCTTTAAAGTTTACAAACTTACGGTGGTCATAGTAATCACCAAGGTGCAAGATGTTCTTAATACCATTTTCGTTTAGGTACGGGAAAAACACCTGCTCATAGAACTCTCGTTGATACTTTACAAAGATATCAGATGAGTTACGGATGCCACAGTGTGTATCATTTAGAATCGCTATTTTCATTATTTAGTTTCTCAATTTCGTCTAGGACTTTACGTTTCTGCTCATTTGCTCTATCGTATGCCTTCTTTACGGTAGGATCGTATGAAGGATTATCACTCCTCGATCTTTCATCATTTGCTGCTCGTTGCATCTCAACGTATGACAAAAAGATTTCTTTTAATGGCATTCATCAGCCTCCCATGAACAACTCTAAACCGTCTTTCTTCGCTTCTTTAATTTTTTGTTTTTCTTCTTTTGCGAAGTCTTTTACTTTCGTATCTACTGTACGAATCTTATCGATACGGTCACGTAGCTCATCAACAAACATACGTTCTACTGAATGAGATGCACCTTGCATTGACGCATCATAATGGATGAAGTCTTCTAGACCAGCAGTTTCGATATACTTGAATTTAACATCCTGTTGCTTTTTCTCTTTTGCAATACGACGCAAGAATGCATAGTAACAAATCTGAGTAAAGTATGCAAAGGCATTAGGGTTACCAGTACGTGTTGCCGCTTCGATGTTATAGTTATGAATCGCCTTGAGACAGTTCTCAACAGCATCCATGACCATCTCTTCACGGTACGTATATCGGATAAAGTTTGATTTGTGGGAAAGACCTTCGGCAATCTTAAGGAAGCAAGTTGCGATATAGTTGGTCACTTTGGGAGGTTCACGTGCCTCGCTTTCAGCGAGCGTTACGCTCTTGACATAATCAACCACTGCGTATGAGAACTCACGGTTGTTAACATAGTGTGGTTTGTCTTTTGGTTTGATTTTCGTCATCATATACTCCTAGCATATATTATTGGTTATATTATACACCAATTCTAAGGAAATGTACACAGTTAAATTAAATTAAATTAATTTCACTTTTTTGCGTTTTAGGGGTGTACAAAACCTAAAAACTGTGGTATAATTAAAGAGTCAAGCTGAGGGGAGGGAGTATACCATATAATCTTAGTGGTATGTTACCTTACCAGATTTGACTTGTTCTGAGGCTTCAATCAATTCATCAAATGGGTCATGATCAGATTCATCTTTATCACTCACCCCAGTACAGTATTTAACGTACTCCTGTTTGACAGAATCATGTACGTCGCTTTGAGCGATAATATTGTGCGTGCCAAACGCAACAATATTATTAAGTGAGGTAGGCATGTAATCAGTCATCATATAGTTGTTACCCATCATGTCTAGAAGAACTGGATACTCTATATGTATAACACCTTTCTTCGGATCGATTCCGGCGATCAAGCCAAGGATCTCATCTCCAGATGCTAGCTTAAAATGCTTTACGTTCAAATCACTGTAAACAGCTTCCATATTAAATATCAATCTCATAAATCTTGTATTTGAATTTTTCTTTCGTGTAAATCTTGATTCTCTCGGCCGCATGGGTAAGAGTATAATTCTTACGTGATTTCCAATGCAAGTCATCAGCAATATCGTAAAGCTTTGCAGCTCTACCATCTTCTGACTTACGAAGTCCACGTCCAATAGATTGGAGAATTTTAATCTGAGATTTACTTGGTGATGCAAAAATAATGTTGTGCAGGTTCTTAATGTTGATGCCAGTTGAGAAGGTACCAAGCGATGCCACGATGATTGCGTTCTTCTGTGTCTCGGTAATACGACGAATCTCTTCTCGTGTATCAACACCGGTCTCACCACTCACATAGAATATTTTACGTCGTTTATGCGCTTTATCATTGATTGAGTGGTATAGTGGCTTACCATGCTTCTCAACAAACTGGAACAAAACAAGTGTGTTTCCATCCTGATCTAGTGCAAGATTTGTGATAAGCTGATTTCGCTTCTCATGAGTCACAATGAAATCAATCTCGTCTTGGTAGTTCTTTTTACCAAACCCCTTACGAAACTCCTCTGAGTACTTAAGAAGCAATACACTAATATCGAGATCAGAAAGAGACCCCTCATCCATTAGTTTCTTTGTTGTAGTCACATAGAAGGCAGGACCAAACAATCCTTCAAGTACGAGTTTGTGTGTTTGAGTTCCATCCAGAGTACCAGTAGTACCATACCGATATTCGGCATCCCTGCACTTAGACAAGATAGAAGTAAGAGACTTTGCTTTAAAGTTATGGGCTTCATCACCGAAGACTGCACCAAACTGCTCGAACCAAGCTCCAGGCATTTTATATATTGATTGCCAAGTGGTAATAATCACTCGTTCATTCTCTGCGAACTTTGGTCGTCCAGCATAGATTCTGTGACACATAGACTCAACATCGAATCCAGAATCTTGAGTCGAATAATCACCAAAGTCAGCATACATCTGTTCAACAAGAGAAGTAGTTGGAACAATAATTAGAGCTCGTTTATCTTGTGCATCTAGCACATAACGCAGTAGACTATAGATGATGAGTGACTTACCAGAGGCAGTAGGTGAAATCAGCATGGCGGACTTACGTGTCAAACCATGCTCAATTGCTCTAAGCTGATAGTCACGTGCTTCGATTGGATTACCACCGGCAGTGAGTATAAGGTCCCTCATAAAGGACATATCAATAGGTGTATCAGTCTTTGGCAGACCGTAGTAGTTATCGTGTTCTAATTCGATTCGATAGTCACGGCCTTCAGCATTTGCAAATTCTTCAATATACTGATACAGACCAGCATATAGTTCCTTTGTCCTTGTATCGAACAAACGAATCTTACCATCCCACATTTTATTCTTATAGGAAGGCATGAATTTATAGCCAGGAACAAAAAATGTGAAAAAGTCACAAAGTTCGTTGGCAACTGAAGGTTCACAATCTACGTATAAAAACGCATGATTTTTCTTACGAATTCGAATAATATCCATCAAGCTACTTTGGCTTTACCGGTCTTAACCCATTTGCTAATTAAAGCTTTGGACTTGCCAAGTATTTCTGCCGCTTCCTTCTGTGAATTATATAATACATTATCTATAATAATTTTACGACATCGTTTTTGATGCCCCATTTTAGATCTAGATTCTTTTGAGTGTTTCTTTCCATAAAACGGATTGTTTTTTCCGACCTTTATTTCAGACATAAGCTTACGTGTGGTAGTGCTGTGTTTTACTCCCCACCAATGATGATCTTCGCCTGAAGTGTAGTGGGGTAAAGGTATAGAAGGATCTAGTTCATCTTGTATATCATCCCAGGTCACTGGCGGCATATCCATATAC